TGCGACAGTTTTTTATCCTATTTGGCACCATCAGTTTGACGATCTCATCGTTCTTAAAAATAATCAAGGAACTGAGGAAACAAGGGTAAGACATATGGACTATGGAGTAGTTCTAAGTGCCTTCTTTTGGAGACGCTTTAAGAACAAAGAAGACATAACATTCTTTGATCCTAACGAAGTTCCTGACTTGTACGAAGCGTTCTACAGGGATACTGCCTTGTTCGAAGAACTCTACGTAAAATATGAAAAACAAAAAGGCCTCCGTAAAAAAACGATGAGCGCCGAAGAAGTGTTCAAGAGTGGTATACTAAAAGAACGCACAGACACAGGTCGAATATATCTTGTATTCATTGATAATGTAATGAAGCAGGGACCTTTTGATCCAGAGTATCATGCGATTTATCAAAGTAACTTGTGTTGTGAAATCCTATTACCCACACGTTCATTTAAGAGATTAGATGACGACAGTGGTCGCATAGCGTTATGTACACTGGGATCTATCAACTGGGGATCGTTCCGTAATCCAGAGGACATGCGTAGAGCCTGCAGGATTCTACAGCGTAGCCTGTGTAACATTCTTGACTATCAAGACTTCTTGAGTATACAGAGCAAGTTGTCAAACGATGAAATTCAACCTCTAGGCATTGGCGTTACTAACTTAGCCTATTGGCATGCTAAACGCAGTTTAAAGTACGGTGAAAAGGATTCCCTAGCTGAAGTTAAATCGTGGATTGAACATCAGGCCTACTACCTAACAGAAGCCACAGTTGAGTTAGCCAAAGAAAGAGGCAAATGTTTAGACAGTGATAAGACAAGATACGGACAAGGAATTTTTCCTTGGGAATGCCGTGCAGCAGGTGTGAATGAACTTGCAGACTTTGCTCCGGAACTAGATTGGGAAACACTCCGTACTAATATGAAACAGTACGGTGTTCGTAACGCAACCTTAATGGCCGTTGCTCCTGTTGAGAGTTCTAGTGTTGTTATAAACAGCACCAATGGCATCGAAATGCCTATGAGCTTAATCAGTACCAAAGAATCAAAGGCCGGTTCATTCACACAGGTTGTACCTGAATATAACAAATTAAAAAACAAATATCAATTGATGTGGGAACAAAAAGACTGTGATGCTTACATCAAAACATCAGCAGTTTTAGCAGCATATGTAGATCAAAGTATCTCAACAAATACTTTCTACAATCCAGCACATTTTGCCGATCGTAAAGTTCCCACTACATTGATTGCTAAAAACTTAATGATGGCCCATTTCTGGGGATTGAAAACATTCTACTACAGTTTGATTAACAAAGCAGGTAGTAAACAAGTTGCAGAAGCAACACCTGAAGTTCACTATAATGGATTTCACAACGAACGAGAATTGATTGAAGACGACGAAGACTGCGAGGCCTGCAAGTTATGAACTACGGTTTTATCAGGAATACTATACTTAGAGAAGGTAAACCTGACAAATTAAAAATCGAAGAGTTGCCGTATAGTCCTCGAGATCTTAGTCCAGCTATATCAAGAGATACTATAGATTATCATTATGATACTCTGGCCAAGACCTATGCTAAAAGATACAATGCAGGCGAAGGCGATCCAGAGTTTAATGAAGCTGGAGTATTCTTACACAACATTTTATTTCAGCAGTATCAAAAGCCCTCCGATGACAATTTACCGGTTGGAAAAGTATTGGCATTGATTGAAAAACACTATGTTACCTTTACTGGTTTTAAAGAAGAATTCCTTAAGGTAGCGATGGGCATACAAGGCAGTGGTTGGGTTTATCTTGCTCGTGATGGAAAAATTAAAACAATTGTCAATCACGAAATCAAAAAAGATATTATAGTATTAGTTGACTGGTGGGAACATGCATGGGCATTAGATTATCAAGCAGACAAAAAGTCATACTTAAAAAATCAATGGACAATTATGAACTGGGAACATATAAATGGCATATTCTGAAAAAGTAATTGATCATTACGAAAACCCACGCAACGTAGGATCGTTTGAAAAAGATGATCCTACAGTTGGCACTGGTATGGTAGGAGCACCTGCTTGTGGTGATGTGATGAAACTTCAAATTAAGGTAGACGAAAATGGTATTATTAGAGATGCTCGTTTCAAGACATACGGCTGTGGCTCAGCAATTGCCAGCTCGAGTCTTATCACTGAGATGGTTAAAGGAATGCATTTGGATGATGCTAGTAACATTCGTAATAGCGAGATTGCTGAAGAACTAGCTCTACCGCCAGTTAAGATACATTGTAGTATATTAGCAGAGGATGCTATCAAAGCAGCCGTAAATGATTACCGTAACCGACACAGCAGCTAAAAAGATTAAACAACAGTTGACTAAACGTGGGAAAGGCGTGGGCATCCGAATAGGTGTAAAAACTACCGGTTGCTCTGGTCTAGCTTATGTGTTAGAATTTGTGGATGAATATCTAGCTGAAGTAGGTGTAACTAATTATGCCCAGCAAGATTTTGCATTATTAGTTGATGCTAAGTCAGAAGTTTATCTAAAAGGATTAACTGTTGATTGGGTACGCAATGGACTTAATGAAGGATTTGAATTTTTAAATCCAAATGAACGCGATAAATGTGGATGTGGTGAAAGTTTTAGAGTATAATTACAAAGACGGAAAATTAATAAATGAGCAAACAACAATACAACTTAAACACAAAGACAGACTATCTTAATCGCAAGATGTTTCTAGACCCAGCAGGTCCAGTTACCATTCAACGCTTTGAAGAAGTCAAGTACAAGAAGATTGCAGACTTTGAAGAAACGGCACGTGGGTTCTTTTGGCAACCCGAAGAGATCAGCTTAACTAAAGATAGTAATGATTTTAAAGATGCTAGTGATGCTATCAAACATATCTTTACCAGTAACCTGCTACGCCAAACAGCATTGGACAGTTTGCAAGGCCGTGGCCCAAGCCAAATCTTTATGCCCGTTGTTTCATTGCCAGAACTAGAAGCATTGATTTATAACTGGACATTCTTTGAAACTAACATTCACAGTAAGTCATACAGCCACATCATCCGTAACATATACAATGTGCCCAAGGATGTGTTCAACACTATTCATGATACTAAAGAAATTGTTGACATGGCTAGTTCAGTTGGAAACTATTACGAAGCACTGCACGTTGTCAATTGTCGTAAACAACTAGGTGAGACCGTTACAGAGAAAGAACATATCAAAGCAATTTGGATGGCACTACATGCAAGCTATGCTCTCGAGGCATTCCGCTTTATGGTATCATTTGCAACTTCATTGGCCATGGTAGAGAATCGTATCTTCATGGGCAATGGTAATATTATCAGTTTGATTCTACAAGATGAGTTACTACACAAAGGTTGGACAGCTTATTTGATTAATCAAGTAGTTAAAGAGGATTCGAGATTTGCAGAAATGCGAGACGAGTGCCAAGCAGAAGTCTACGAACTCTATATGGATGTTATTCGGGAAGAAAAAGATTGGGCTACCTACTTGTTTAAGATGGGACCGGTAATCGGATTAAATGCCAACATCCTACGTGACTTTGTAGACTATACCGCAGTCGGTGCATTAAAAGATATCGGCATCAAGTATCTAACAGCGGCCCCAAAGTCAACTCCAATTCCTTGGTTTAACAAACACGTCGACACTAGCAAGAAACAAAGCGCCCTACAAGAAACCGAGTCAACCAACTATGTCATTGGGGTAATGGGAGAAGGCATTGATTATAATGAGCTGCCGACTATCTAAATATAAGTAAAAGAAGGAAGAATTAAATGACAAACCCAGTTATAGTATGGAGCAAATATCACTGCCCCTATTGCGATCAAGCCAAGGCATTATTAACAGATCGTAAGATTCCATTCGAAGAACGTAAAATCGGAGATGGATACACTAAAGAAGAATTGTTAGAAGCAGTACCAAATGCTCGTACAGTTCCACAAATTATCATCAATGGAGCATCCATTGGTGGATTCACAGAATTAAGAAAATACATTGACGAAACCGGATTTAACGGTACCGGATACTAAAAAGGAAATTAAATGTTAATTGATAAAGGCGTAAGCGCAGGTGAAGTTATCACTCTAAAACTAACAAGTGGAGAAGAGCTAGTTGCACGACTGGCTGAGGAAGGCGCTGATTTTTACAAGTTGACTAAGCCATCTGTAATTGGCATGAGTCCTAAAGGGCCAGCACTAATGCCCTATTTGTTTACTGTGAGTCCTGATAAGGATATTAAATTGAGCAAAAGTGCGGTTGCAGTGGTTGCAGTATCCGATAAAGATTTTGCCAATCAGTATATGCAAGGCACGACTGGGATTGCGTTAGCATAAGGAGAAACTATATGCCAGCAGTATCAAGAATCGGAGATGCCGTAGCAACTAATCATGGATGTGATGGTACTACTACAATGGCGCAAGGATCTTCAGATGTTTTAATTAATGGCATTGGGGCGGTCCGCCAAGGAGATGTAGACAACGTACATGCATATGGTGGTCGTGGGTGTTCATCTAAACATCAGGTTGCTTTAAGTGCAGGATCAGGCACTGTATTTGTAAATGGCAAACCACTCGGAAGAGTTGGAGATGGCAGCGAAACTCTAAGTTCAGGTAGTCCCAACGTTTTTGCAGGATAATATGAAAAAACTATTTTGGAATATATTAGGCTTTTTAAGTTTGGGCATGGCCTACATTGGATTAATAACCCCAGGCATTCCCTACAGTTGTTTTGTTGTAGGTGCTGCTTATTGCTTTGCCCGTGGCAATAAACGTATGCACGATTGGTTATACAATCACAAGATATTTGGACCATTCTTAACCAACTGGGGAGAGAAGCGTGTATTCCCTCATAAAATGAAATTCTTCATGCTGGCCATGATGAGTTCTAGTTTAGTCATTATGTTCTTTACTGGCGTTAAACCTATTGGTATATTAAGCACAGGTATCTTCATGGCACTTGTTGCAGTATGGGCCTGGCGCTTTCCAGGCAGTGTCGAAGAACATGACAGGCGTATCGAAGAAGGTCGCAAGATAGGTTGGTTTAATAACAGTTTTTAATCTATGAAAAAAATAACACTTGAGCAATTGGTAGAAATTGCAGCAGAAGTAGAAGCAGGTGACCCTACAGATTGGGGCAAACTTGCAGTTGGACAAGAACAAGCATTTCGAATGATTGGCACAACAATACTTGACATGTTTGACAAAGAAGTATATACTGATGATGATAAGCTAATAATGTTGGCAACTATTACCAAACTAACAGTTGAAAACATGTTGCTTAATTTAAAAATTATCGGTAAGTAATCGATAGATAAGTATACACACAGCAAATTTTAACACAACAGGAAATAAGTAAAATGGTAACAGGTAAAGTAAAATGGTTTAATGATGCAAAAGGTTTTGGATTCATTACTCCGGACAGTGGTGGCGCAGATTTATTTGCACACTTTTCACAGATTAATTCAAGTGGCTTCAAGAGTTTGAAAGAAGGACAGACAGTTAATTTTGAAGTGACAGTAGGACCAAAAGGCGAGCAGGCTAGCAATATTCAGCCCGCCTAAGAAATTGTTGTAATCCCTTCGACAAGGATGTGTTCAAGACGCCGGTTCGAATCCGGCCAGGTCCACCTAAGTAGTATCGGGTATATCGTCCAAGTAGGACAGATGGACTCCGACTCTATCAAATGCGAGGTCGATTCTCGCTATATCCACCATAATGGTGGCCGAGACTATTTAGGTGGGCCTGCTCTGGTAATCGATTGGGCAAATAGTTAGAGACGGCAACACGAGAGGCGATGGACGTAATCCAAGCAAAAATCGTAAATGCAAACGCAGATACATTCGACTTCAGCGCAATGAGCTTCACTGGTAACTCTGTTACTGGCGCAAGCAAAGTTGCTCTAGCTGCCTAAGAAACAGCAGGTCCGAGGTAGTTATACCTTGTCATCCAAAATAGCAGAACCCGCTTCGGCGGGTTTCTTTTTGTTATTATTTTAATATTTTGTCTCAAACATGTGCGTGTACGCACATATTTTGTTTGAAAGTTCACGTATAATGGTAGAATAAACAACTAAATTAGTTTATGATCATTTTATAAGGAAAAACAATGACAACAACAATCACAATTAAAGATAAACCAATTAATGCTACGTATCAAGATAAAACAGGCACAACCGGTGGTGCAGGTACAGGTGCCAAGTTTGATGTAACTAAAACTGACGGAGTTTATTCTGTTGTACTAGATTCAGCTACAGCAAGTGCTGGTACAGGTTATGTTGCAGGCGATACAATTACAATCGCTGGATCAGGCATTGGAGGTGTCAACACCACAAACGATTTGATCCTTACTGTTGCCACAGTTGGCACAGGTGGCAAAGTTGCTACATTTGGTTCAGTCGGCACTGCCCGGGCAGGTGACGGTGTTATTGATGTTCAAGTTGATGTTACTGGTACCGCAGGTATTGACACATACACAATTGCTGGCAAAAGCACAGAATTTACTGTTACCAAGGCTGCTGCCAGTGTAACATTGGCCAGTACATTATCTACCAATGTAACATTCACATTAGCTGATACAGAACGTGTTGTGTTCTCAGACAAGGCTATTGCCTACGATGCCGCAGGTCGTGCCGGTGATGTGTATGCATTACTAGCTGCCGCACTTGGTGTTGCTGATGTTACTAAAGCATATGAAGGAATTGGTATTGCCCTTGCTGATGCAGGTTGGACTAATAAACAATTGGCACAGGCAATTTTAAATACCGATGTTTACAAAGCAGATGCCGGCGGTGTTAGCGATGAAACATTCATTAAGCAAGTTTACAAGAATGTTGTTGGTACGAATGCTACTATTGC